GCATTGGTCTGCTTCAGCTCCTGGGCTTTGGCCGTCTCATCGGGATCCGTCGCCCCGCGGATGATGTCCGAGATACCGGTGATCTCATCGATGATGGCCTTCTGGCGGTCCCTGGCCTCGTACAAGCTTTCCAACAGCTGAGCGGCCTTCTCCACCGGCCACCAGGCAAGAGCCTTGTCCAAGCCCCCGTCGTAGGCTTGCGGGTTCTGCACCGGGATGAGCTCGTTGTCATCCCCCTCCATCATGGACTTCAGGTCCGCCTCGAGCTTGCCGTCATACAGAGCCCGTAGCTTCATTCCGGCCACGATCTTGTCGATGCGCGCCGAGATGCGGTCGAGCTCGTCCGCCTGGTTCTGGTAGAGGCTGAAGGGAATGACCGGCAAGGTAGAGCCGGTGTTCTCGATGATCCTCAGGGGCTCAGGTACGGGGAAAAATCCGCTGAAATCGATGGGCGGATCACCGTCAGGATTGTCCTCCGGATACAGCAGGTATTCGCACTCCTCCTGCGTGAAGAACACCCGCTCGCCGATCTTGTCCCAAATCTCCCAGAACTCCGCGACCTTCGAAGTCTCGGACGGTTGATCGTTGGGGTTCTTCTTGTCATCCGACTCGGGAACCGCGAACTTGACTGGGCTCAGATCGGTCTTGACGAACTTCTTCTCTGCGTCCGGCCGGCTGAGCTTATGGCGGAATGCGACCCACGGCACCTCGTCCCATACTCGACCATAGCCGTGCCGGAAGTCCCGCCAGTCAACATGCTCCGGGAGCACTTGCTCGTACTCGACTTCCTCCTGTTCTTCCCCACTTTGTACGCCAATCTGCTCGTCATCCCCGTCCCCACTTTGTCTCGGTCCGTCGCCGGGCTGCTTCGGACCTTCCCCCACTTGACGCAAGGACGGGATATAACGGATGCGGGAGACGCCACGACCGACCAAGAGTCCATCCAGCGTGTCGTTCTTGAAGATCTGATCCGTGCACTCGTAGTCGATCATCACCATGAGTGAGCGTTCGAGGACTTCACTGACCGCCTTGCCCAGCGGATCCGCATCCCGAAACCGTCTTCGAACATCCGGACTCGGACGGGAGTTGTAGATCGCCGGTCGCAACGTCTCGGTGTTGCTCCATAGCACATTCACCCGATTGCGCTTCTTCTCCTCGGCCCGGTAGCGCTTGACGACCTTCTCCGCCTCATCGCGCCAGGTCTTCTCCCGCTTATCCGCGAGCTGCAGCTCTTTCTTCCACTGACGCGCCTCGCGAGCGGATTTATCAGCTTTCGAGAGGAGGGAGGCCACTTATAGTGCCGTAAATGTGCTCGGCGCTGTCGAACAGCGATAGGGCGCATTACTGTTCGAACTGTCCAGGAAACAGTCTCCCAGTGCCTGGGTCAGAATTCCGCTGGGTACGGGCGTGGACATGCTCTGCACTCGGATAGATTCCGAGGCCGAGCGCACCAGATTGACGTTCGCGCCATTGGCAAACGTACAGCCATCCATGGTGATCAAACACGAACCGGACAGACCACCGAAATTGATACACCCATTTGCCCCGCCGTTGGTGCCGTCCAGGTGTACGTTCGCGAGCTTCAAATTTGCCAGCGCAATGGCTGCCGTGGTTTTGAATGCGGGCGCCTGGGCATTCAGCGAGTAGATATTGCTGAAGTAGGCGCCTTGAGTGATTCCGGTCGAGCCTCCCACGGCCAGCAGGTTGGCACATCGAATGGTACCGACGTTGCTTACGATCAGGCGACCGATCGTGCCGCTACCCACGGTGGAAACCAACGAATCGGACCCGCCCGCCAAGGTGACCTGGACATACACATTGTTGATGTGCATATCCCCGACCGTGCCACCATTGGCTTGGATAAAACCAACCGCGGCTCCCGCGGTCGTGGCGTCGAAGATATTCACGTTGCTGATATTGACAGCGCGTGTTTGAACGCCACCGAAGGTGATACAGGCGCGGCGGGTGCTCTCGGCCCCGTCCGCATAGGTGAAGCTCAGATTCGACATGCTGACGTCGTTCGCCCCATTCAGGACGGTAATCCGCGCTAGCGCCGGATTCTTCCCAGCCAAGGGATAGACCGTGACATCGGAGAGGACCACACCGTTGAGTACGGCGACTCCGGCATTGCCTCCATTCAGTACGATTCCGCCATCCCAGTAGGGACCACTCACATTGCGGATTTGCAGTCGTGAGATTGCATTGTTGACCGCATCCTGAACCCGTACCAGATGCAGACAGCCGGTCGCGGTATCCGAGGTGACCCCATCGATCAGAATGTCGCTCGCCGGGCCAAAGCCCGCCATGGTATTGGTATAGAGCGTCGTGTCGAAAGTGTCGTACGCAACCAGGTCATCGTAGGTATTGCCGTAGGTGTTGCGGATGATGTGGTTGCCGTTCGGTCCTTGAATCTGAAAGCCGCCCTGATTGACCGTGATCGCACAGGTGTATACGAAACGTGTGTTATCAGTGAACACGCGCTTGCAATTGGCGATTCCAAATCCCCATGCACGGGGATTGATGATCGTCATATCTCGGCAGGTCAGATTGGTGATGCCCTGCATCCAAATGTGGATACAGGCCATCTCGCTACCGGCCACATCCGTGCGCGTTACATTGTCGGAATTGCCGTCCCAGGTTCCGCCCTCAATGGTGATGTTCGAATCTGTGCCATTCTGTAGAGCGTTGGTATTGCTGATCAGGCATGGATTAACCAGGCCTGCTGCAACTTGCAGCGTGACACCAGACCCCACCCGCAAGCGCGTATTACTCGGAATCACCAAACAGCTATCGACCGTTGCTCCGCTCACTGGACGAATGACTGTTGCCGATTTGGAAATTGTGTAGGTACCGGGCGTGGTGAGACTGACTGTACCGCCCAGCGCGAGCGCCGCATTGATTGCAGCGGTATTAACTGCACCACTGGCTGTCGGAGAGGCTCCGAAGCTTTCGGCTGATGCACCCAGACCCCCCGACACCAGCAGATTGCCATTGGTATCGAACTGCAGGCCGTTCTGCCAGACCATCAGCCGGCCACCACGAGTGCGCCGGTGGCATCAAACTTGAGCCCGTCTACATACGTATACGGCGCAACCGCATGACTGGCAGCCACCACGACTACATAGCCGCTCGCGTTGAGGGGAAAGCGCGCTTGAATTGGATTCGCCATTACTCGCTCGCTCGCCGCTTGGCCGTCTGGCGTTGCAGCAGTTCGTTGAACGTGAGGTCCTGTTCAAAGCGGCGAGGTTGGCTCGCGGGCTTGTCTCGAACGACCGGACGGGACATGCACCCGTAACGCAGTGCGTCTGGGGCATGATCTTCGCCGTTCGTGTCTACATCTTCTGCTTTCAGGGGGTCATGTTGCAAGGCCGGCAACGTTCGAATCAGGTGGGAGCACGTGCTGAAGATGTGCAGCCCCTGCCCTCCTTCGATGCCTGTCGCCTTCAACCGCTGTCGCACCTCATCCCAGCCGCCAATGGCGCCGATCTTCGCCACCCGGCTGTTATCCGCACGCCGCCAGCCGAGATTCATGCGCTCGGCGATGGACGGTCCCCCATCTCGAGCAAACGCGGCTGGGTCGAGAACTTCATCTGCGATCTTCTCCCCTGCCTCACGCTCCCTAATGCCCTGTCCCACTTCCTGTGCGGTGAGATGACAGCCTTCATTGGCTTTGCCGTTCCAACCGTACCACTCGCGATAAATCACCAGCGTTCCACGTGGAACTTGGCGCCCATTAGGCAGGAACTGCGTCGAACCGTCTGATATCGCACCCCACAGGATCGCAAAGGGCCGGGCACTGCCCCAGTCCCCCATGCGGATACGAGACCAATGCTCCGGGATGGCATAGGGGGCGCATACATGACGCTCCAGGCTGAACTCCGGGAAGAACGCGCCCGCAATGACATTCCAATCCCCTTCGAGCCAGGCGCGGACGAGCTCGACGCTGCCTACCAGGTACAGGCGGGAAACGTAGTCGGGGTCCTTGGCTAAGAGGACGGCGTTGTCCTGGATTCGACTCGGGATGTAAACGGCGTGGTGCTCTTTGCCGTTGGGGAGTTCTCGGACGAGTCGCTTGTAGCCCAGAGGCGCGGGGTCGATGAAGCGCTGCTTGATCCAGTGATGGCCCGGGCCGCCAGGGTTCGCCGAGAGGAGCAGTTGCACGGGCACACCATGAGCGCTTCGTAGGCATCCAAAAAGACGATCGATGGGCGCAGACATGGGGTAGTTGCCAGCTTCCTCTACTGCGGCATCACTGAGGCTTTGACCTTGGTATTTCTCGGCATCAGCAATGGACTCCATGGGTCGGAAGCGGATACGTCCCCCGTGGGGCATGGCGAACTGTTTCTTCTGCTCGCTGTAGCGGGCCCCTGTGGGCAGATAAATCTGCTTGGCACGCTCAATCAGATCATCTTGCTGGGGCATTTCTTTGCGGAAGAACACGGCGTTGAAGTGCGGACCCCAGCGCTTTTCCTTGAGGGCGTACTTACCGAGAATGCCGTCCGTCTTGCCACCCCCTCGCGCACCCCCAAATAGAATTTCAGGGTAGGGGCAGTCGATGAGCGCTTTCTGCGGGCCGCGCTGCGGTCGCCAGCTGTATTCGACATCAGCCGTTGAGCTGAGGGCCTGAGCCGTACTGCTCATCCCAGTCCTTTGCCGGCAACGGCTCGCTGGTGACATCGGTGGGCTTCGTATTCACATCCAAATCGAGCTTGTCGCGCCAATTGGCCTGATCACGGTTCTTGAGCCAGAAAATGCATGCGGTCACGTCCGGCGGGACGTGCTCTACATACGGCACCTTGGTGACATCCCCATCCTTGCTCACATGGATCTTGATGGCGTTGTGGCTGTAACCCAGTGCGCGGTTGTAGAGGCTACTGACCACGCGCTCATCCGCAGCCTCCTTGCCCAGTTTTAGGGACTGCAGAAACTCCGGATATTCGACCTTCCAGAGATTTAAAGTCCGCTGCGAAACCTTAAAGAAATCAGCTAGTTCGCGGTCCGTCGCTCCCAGAAAGCACAGTTTCCTCGCTTGCTCTGCGAACTCCGGTTTGTATTTGCTCGGTCTGGCCAAGAGGGTTGTCCTCGCGTGCTTCTTGAATCGTCTTCTTCAAATCTTCCATCGTATGGTTGGGCTCGCTCATGAAGTGCCTCCAATGCCGGCCGCGGCAATCAATCCCCGGTCCGGGCCGCGGGAATATTCCATCCGCACGGCGACATAACCTCCGACAGTGCCCGGAACGACACAGGTGAGCGCTACATCGTAGAGCACGTCCTGGCCGGTGATCTGGGGGGTGAGATTGGGATCGTGCGGCAAGCCCAGCAGTTGCCACAGACGCTTGCCCACATTGCTGACCAGCGGGGGGCCCACGGCACTGGCGGGCGTGAAGAGATCGGTCCAGAAGAGCCGTGGGGTGTCCAGGGTCACACTCGGCAAGAGCACGCTGTCGGAACCGGTGACGACCGGTCCTCCCCCGTTGATCAGCAGAACACCGAGCTTGTAGACACTGCCGGCGGGGTTGGGATCATTCATGAACTGCAGTTCGGTGATGATCGCGCTCGCGGGCAGGCGGAAGAAGCGATAGACCTGGCCGGGCTGATCGTTTGCGGCGGTCCGAACGACCCCGAAGGGCTTGAAGAGGCCATAGCTTTGAATCGCGTTCAGGCCTTCTTCCATGCGCAGCTGGCTGGATTTCACGATCGGGGCGGTGACGGTGGGGGGCGGGGTTCCACCGCCACTGTTGGAAATCGAGCTCACCCCGCTCGAGATGGCGTAGGTGACCGTGCTGTTGGGGGGAACCAGGGTTCCAGCCGCGGGGCTCTGGCTGATGATGATGCCGGCCGGCGCGGGCCCTGCGGGATTCGGATCGTCCTGGGTGCCCGATTGGAAGTTGAGGAACGCGTTCTGGGCCAACGTTTCGCCATCGGATTCGATGAGACCGAGGGCATTCGGAACCACCACCGCACCATCCACCACGCTCAAGGTGAGGGTGGAGGTTTCCCCCGAGAGGTTCTGCGCCTGTACCGTGAGCAAGGACGTGGCACTTGCGGTGGGCGTGCCCGCCAGGGCATTGGCGGACAGCGTGCGATTCGGGGGGAGGGATGTAACGGCGGTAATGGTCAGCGTATCGCCCTGGGGATCGGTGAAGAATTGCCCCAGATCGAAGCTCGAGGTCTGATTCAGCGGAAAGAGCACGAAGGGCACGCTGGTGCTCTGGCCTGCCGCCAAGGGCGCCGCGTCGTTCTCGTAGTCGAGCGCACTGCCCAGGAAATCGCCGGCGGAGACGTCATAGACGTCCTTGGTGAAGCTCTGACGGGCGAGGGAATTGGTGGCGAAGATCGCCACTCCCTCCCCGGTGAAGGTCACAGGAGCGCCCTGCCCGTCCGTGGCATCCGCAATGAGCACGTCTCCCGTCACGACCGCGGCGGAGGCGCCTTTGAAGCTGCTGCGGCCCCAGGTGATATTTCCACCAGAGGTGTAGGTGGTGTAGCCAGTGCTGTCGATCGGCAGGGTCAGATGGGTGGCGTCAATGACGGTACAGGGGCCCCAGGCGCCTTCCATTTCCACCATGCCCCCCATGCCAAAGGCCTCGACCCAATCCCCGCTCGTGCGGCCGTGCGGGCTCGAGGTCGTGATCTGGACAGGGTTGTTTTTGTTGATGGCACTGATGCTGACGAGAGCGGCCGTCACATATTGCTTGCCGGCCGGAGCGGCTTTGAAGACCGCCAGGTTCGAGACGATCGCAGAGTCTCCTGAACCATTGGTGACGAGCTGGTGCACGTCGTAGAACGGGAAGGTCAGGCCGGTGACCGAGAGTGTCCCGGGCGTAGCGGCCGTGAGTGCCTGGGTGACGTGAGCGACAAATCCCGTCCCCGCGCCGGCTTTGAGATTCGCAGCCGAGGGTGTCGCGGATCCCTTGAGGTAAGCGCCCAAATGCCACGTGGCCGTCTGGTTGCTCGTGGCGCCGTAAGTGTAGCCGTCCGTATTCGCACTGTTGAGGGTCGGACCTTGCGTGAACGACGGAGCGGCCCCGGATGAGGCGATCGTGATGTTGAACAGGTTCGAATAGGCCACCGCAGTGGCGTGGGTGTTGTTCGCGGCTTGCAGGAGGCAATTGGAATAGCTGCCTACCGCACCCGCGCCCGGCGTGCCGGTGAGGACGTTCGAGCCGTTCACCGTCACCCCGTTACTGGTAATCGCCGTGACAGCCTGTACGGGATAGGGAGTGACGGTATCGCCGGAATTCCAGGTCTGTGCATCCTTCAAGAGCGCGGTGGTGCCGGAGACGTAGAGAACGCACGTCTTGGCATTGCTGCCGATCTGCACCCACTGCCCCGCCGTGAGCGCGGCATTGGTCGTGAGCGCAGTACTGCTGGTGCCGGAGGAGGAGGCATTGGTGGCGGTTCCCGCGGTACCCAGTTGCTGCAGAGTGCCGGTCCAAGGAGCATTCGCGGCGACGCCATTATCGAACTTCGTCGTGAGATCGATATTCGTGATCGCGGAACCCTGCGTCCAGGACTGGTTCGCAATCGCCGTACCGGTAAACCAGGTACCGATATTCGGATCCCCGGAGACCGAATTCGTACCCGTGACCGTGAGATTGATGCTGCCAACCTGGTCGTTTTCGGTCGCGCTCTGGTTGACGTAGTAGTAATTCGACAGTCCCAAAGCCCGGGGATTCAGGAACACGCTATACAGCGCGGCGGCTTCCAGGTCCGTCAGGATTCGAGTGAGGATGAAGGCATGCGCGAGGTCTTGTGTTCCGCGACCGCCCAGTTGGACGGTGTTCAGTCCCGTCGGGTTATTGATGGCGTTCTTGCTGTTCTTGTTCGTACCGTTCAGATAGACGATCTGGTCATTCGGGTAGGGCCCGAAGCAGGCGATGTCGAGCTCCCAGACATTCGCGGTGGCCGCCGCCGTGGAAAGAGCTTGAGAGGAAGTGCCGGCCTTGGTCTGCAAGGACGTGATTTTGCCGCCCGTGCCGGTGATGTCGGTACCGACCATGTTGCGATTGTTCAGGCTCCCATCTGACAACATGACGTATTGGGAGGCTTGCTGGGCGGCATTGGTCACCCGCCGCCACACACCCAACGTCCCCGGATTGGTGAACGGGGCTCCGGCGCCCTGCATGTTGTGACTGGTTCCGGCAAAGTTGCGAGGCATGTCAGCTCACCACGTAGTTGCCGCCGGCCGGGGGAGTGCCGGCGACGCCATTGTGAGCGGAAATGGTCGCGAGCTCGTCTGCGAACTTCCAGGTGAGCCAGGTCTCACAGTTCCAGGTCAGACACACGGCATTGTTGGCAAGCGCGGTGTCGTAGTTGGTCGTCGGAGTGGGCGTTGCTTTGTTGAGGAACGCCTCTTGGGTGCGATTCATGAGTAAGACCTGCTTGCGGATATCGCCCATACCGGTCGCGGGATAGAGGCCCGCCACGAGCTTCTGGAAGGTCGTCTGGCGCAGGAATGGATCCGGGCCGCCCATGATGAAGCCGTACGGGGAAGCGGCGAGCAATGCGTTGATCATGTTCGCCATGGTCTGCGCTTCAGTGCTTCCCCCGGGCGGCAGATAGTTGAACGGCACGTAGATCAGGGTGTTGGGGGCATGCTGCTTCAGGAGGAGTTGCTGCTCCTGATACTTCGTGTTGTAGTGGGTGGAGTTGATCCAAGTCGTGCCATTGTCCAGAGTCGAAATGGCGACCGATTCATCCATGGAGGAAAAGCCATAGAACAGCGGATGGCTGTTGTAGCGATCCAATATCGCCGTACACATGCTGTTATAGGCGGCCCACACGTCATCGATATCCCACTTGAGTTGGGTTCGCTGAGCACCCGCCTGAACACCCGCGTTGATCCAACCATTGTTGATCACATACTGCGGCCAGGAGTTGGTATCCGTGGTCGAGAGCGTGTTGAAGAAGGTTTGCCAGATCTCGATGAAGAGGCCCATCTTGTGACCGGCGGTGGCGAGTTTTGCCAAGAGGGCATCAATCGCGTTGAACGCGCGGGAATAATCCCCGCGGGTGGGGCCTTCCGCATGCCCCCAGGTGAGGCTGATGTAGACGTATTTGACGAGCGGATTCGCGGAGAGGGTGTTGAAATTGCTGTTGAAGGCCGTTTGCTCGGCGCCTGATCCCAGGCTCGAGTTGTACCAGAACTGGTTGTCGAACCAGAACCCGTTGCCCACGGGGAGTTTGATCGCGGTCGAGGGATTGGCACTGATGATCGTCCACGGCTGAATCGGAAAGGTCTTCGTGGT